ATTTAATATTTCATCTTGTGTTAATTGAAAGAACCTTGGCACATAACCAAACAATGTTTGTTCTTTTCTCATCTTTTTAAGCCATTTTCTCTGGTTAGCAGTATCAGGTGTAATATTTTTATTAGTAAGTAATTGATATCCGCTATCTACTAAATCATCAATTTTACCATTACCAGTAGCACCATCAATCCTTGGTCCTACTTCTTCTAATACATTGTCAGCTAATTTTCTAGGTGTAACTATATAGTTTTTAACAAGTCCTCGTTTAACAAGTTTACCTTGGTTAACCATTTCATATGCACCATTAACACCTCTTAAACCTTTAGAAACATTTCTAACACCTTTAATGCCTTTACCTAGAAATATTTCTGGCACAATTTGATGTGCTGCATCAATTAAACCTGACATATTTCTAAATGCAGTAGTACCTGGTTCAAAGAATTCAGATGATTGTACTTTACCTGGTGAGTACTCCATTAAAATATCTCTGTCAGCCCACTCAGGTCTAAAGTAATCTTGTCTATCTATGCCTGCAAAGAAATACTTTTGTCTATGTCGACCTGCATAAAAGTTAATTTTGTTTGGATTATCATATGATGTGTAGTATAAATTACCACCCTCACCATCAAAAGCATAATTAGTTTCACCAGTCTTAGGGTCATAGCTACCTCTTAATGGATTACCAATGTTTTTATATATAAAATCTCTAGCTTCATCAGGTGACATACCATAATCTTGTGTAAGTTTAATGTAATGAGGTGTTTTTTCTGCTTTAACACTTTCTGTTATAAACCATCTACTTCTATCAAAGTTAATAGGTTTACCTTCTAGCACAGCTCTATACATAGCAGTTATAACAGGTTCACCACCCATCTTATGTGCTTCAGCTATCATATCGATTTGTTGTTTAATTTCTCCTACAGGACCTAAGTTTTCACCTAATCCTTGTACTCTTGTACCACTTAAATCAATTGACAGTTTATTTTGTGCTTGAACTTTCGAATATCCATTCTTTAATAATTTATCGTATTCTCTTAAATCTCTTAAATATGCTACAGAACGTCCTACAGCCATAGGTTGTCCAGGTAATAATGCATTTATAGCTTGTGAACCTATAGACCACTTACCAGAACCACCTGGTCCTATAGTTTGAAACAACCAATCTAATGCAGCAAATGCCCATACACCTGCTTGTGTTTGAAATGGTTTAGCTCCACCTGGTGCTAATCCTAATGTCCATACATCAGCAGCAGTCATTTTCATATTGTCAGCTACACTATCATCACCAAACTCTTGTTGTAATTCATTCCATAATCTAGCTTCGTCAAATATTCTTTTATTAGCTGATGCTTGTGCAATAGTTCTTGCAGTATCGTAGTTTGTAGGAACATTAAGTTGTGATAATGACATAGCATCAGGTGAGCCTATTTCAGGCATCTCTTGTTGATACTTGCTATAATTTTCTAAAATCTGTAAAGGGTCAGATTTTTGTAATATATCTTCATACTGTGCTACTTTTAGTTCTTGTCTAGCATTAGCTTTAATTAAATCTTCGTATGCGTTTCTATCGTGTAAATAAAATCCCATTAATCAACCCTGTTGTTAATCATATCTGCAACTAAAGGAGATGGGTTTAACTTATGCATTGCTTGCAATATAGTATCTATATTATCAGGCATAACAGTAGGTCCACTACCAGGTCCTATAGGCAACCCTTCTGTTGCAGGTTCACCAGGATATTCAGTAGGTGCAAATATGTTAGGGTTAAGTCTTTCTTGTTTTGGTAATGGTGCTGCTTGTTGTTGTTCTACAAATGCTTTGTTTTGTCCATAATCAGCATCAGGTAATCTTCTTAATGGTTGTTTACTGCTACCAGGTCCACCATCTGTTCTTTGTCCACCTTGTGGTGTAGCTACAGGTGCAGGATTATTTGGTTGTCTATATCCGCCTCTACGCTTCTTCGCCATTATGAAAATCCTTTGTTATTAATACAATTATTCCAGGCATAGGAGTAAGTATTTCTAATACGTTTTCACTTAAAATATCCAGCTCATCAGTAACACCATACTCTTGATATACTAAATCCCAAAACTCTCTGTCAAAATAATGTTGCATTTTACTATACTCCAAATGCTTGTGCCATTCCTGGTACACCGCCACCACCCATCATCATCTGTTGTTGTATCATAGCTTGTTCTTCAGGTGACATTTGTGGCTCTTGTGGAGTATAAAACTGTTTCATTATATCAGTTATAGCGTTTGGATACTCATAAATAGCTATAGCAGCCATTGTAGCTGCAGGGTCACCTTGTGCAGACCTAGCTAAAATACTATCAAATAGTACTTGTTCTGCTTTGTTTTTACGTATACGTTCTTGCACTTTAGCAATATTTTCTAAACCATCAATATTATCTTGTAACGTTTCTACGTCTATAACACCTGCTTGTAACAATTGCAAACCAGTTACAATTTTTTGTGGTTCATCAAAACCAGCCATAACACCATAGATACGTCTAGTTTTAAAGTCTCCACCAATATCAGCAAGTGGAAAGTAGTTTTCAGAAAATGCTGAACCATTAAGATAACCAGCCATAGGTTTTTTATTTATACCTTGTGAGTAAGATAAAACTACATCTAGTTCTAATCTTTTTTGGTCCATACGTACTAATGCACCTTTAATAATATCTCTATACTCAGATATCATTAATGACATAGTACTGTTTAGTTCTGATAATCCTGCACCAGTAACAAAAGAGTTAGGTGACTGACTATCGTCAGTAACAGGATAACCACCTACCATACGTAATTGTCTTTCCAATCTATCTATTTGTTGGAACAATTGATATGGTATGTTATTCATTGGTTTAGAAACTTGTGTACCAGGAGCTAGATAATTAACCGCAAATCTGCCTTTTCTGTATTGTCCGGATTCTATCTCTCCTGATATGTTAGTTTCTGTAAACACAGAATCTTCCATTGCAATTGCAGACATTATGTTAATCTTTGCCATCATAGCCATTAGTCCTATGACGTGGTCGTATTGACCTTTTAGTTGGTCAAAAGAAACTCTTTTCATAAATACAAATGGTGGTGTAGACAATACGTTAGGTATAAAGTCAAGTATCATATTACGTTCAGGAAATACTACATAAGTTCCTCCTTGGTCATAATATTCAATAATTCTTACACCAGAGTATGTATTATCTTCCCAACCTTGTTCTCTGTTGTTTTCATATGATAAAAATGGTGTAGCAGTATCAGGTTGTGCTTCTTCAGCATCCTCATCTTTTTTTAATATTTCATTTGCAAACTCAGGATAAATCTGTGCAAGTTTATATCTAGGTACTCGTCTTAGTACTGCCATTTCTCTTGGTTGTTGGTCAGGACCAAAGTTTCCTGGAAATGTATCATAAGGGTCTCTTAGTTCAGCACTAGGATATATAAATCCATTAGTATCTACTTTAGTTGTAATAACCCAAGCACAATAACCATAACCAGGTAGCCATCTAGCAGCTTGTTGTAGTTGCTCCAATAATCCTTGTTTTTCATCATAGTTAGTAACAATACGTTCTAATTTTTCTGCACGCATCTTAGCTCTAGATGAATCTCTATCGTTAGGTACATCTACTCTAACTTGTGGTATACCAGATACTTTTTGTGCAAGTCGGTCAATACCAGACTGCAACATGTTAGGAGCTGGTAATAAATCAGCATCACTAGTTTCCATTGTGTTACCTAGTAAAGCTTTAATACCATCAGCACCACCATTAAGAATTGCTTTTATTCTAGCTTTCTGTACTTGTCGTTCTTGCGTCAACTTACCTGATGTAAGTTCAGCTGCATTCTTAACTATTTCTTGATAGTTTTTTATATCTAAATTTTCTATCCCCAAGGTGCCTCATTCATTTTTGTAATCTTATAATCTCCATAACTAGGATTGTAGTCTAATCCTAAATCGGCAGCATGCTCTTTTTGCATACGCCTAAAAACTTTCATAGGAAACCAACTAGCCATAACTATGTCAGTCTTCTCTTTGTTTCTTTTAGAAACAGGTTTTCCATCAAAGTATAACAGTTGTTGCCTATATTTCTGTACTTTAGCGTTAGATTCTCCATCACCAGTAGGTAAGTGTATTCTTCTATCTTCAAACAAATCAGCCATAGCTCCAACACCATACAATGGGTCATGTTTGTTTTTACCTGTCATGTGTCCTTGTACTGTTATACCTGTACGTAAAGTAAATTCTTTTATAGCTGCATCTTGTCGTATAGCAGATTGAAATCCGTTTTCTTCTACTATCCAATGTCTACAATCATAATCATGTAACCATACAGCCATTTGGTCTAGTGCAGCTCTAATACCACCACCACGTTTGTTTTCTAGGTCAACTAGATAAAGTTCACCTCTGTACTGGTCTATACCCCACAATACACTTGCTTGGTAGCCACTTGATGCAGGGTCTAGTCCAGCAACTAGGTATAAATTTTTATATACTTGTCCTAGTACTAAATCAGGTCGCATACATTGGTCAATCATATTCATTGTAAATATTTGCGTACCTTCTACGTATGCTTGATTGTAATAAACCATTTCAAATGTTTGTCTACCACCTGTAGATTCTGCAGAATGTAACCTAGACATTAACCATTTGTAACTACGTTTATTTGACCATAACATACAATCTACATGTTCTTCTTCTAAGTGTTCTGGTATTTGACATTCTAAACTATGTGCAGTTTCTACTATGCTTGTAAAGTTA